GTTGCTGAAATATGCCACTTCAGCACCCTCCTGAAGAAAGCTTATCCTGTCATTTGCAATCTGCAATTCTAGTTCATTTCCCACTTCACCAAGTAGGATCTGACCATCAACAAAACGAATATATTTGCGTATTTCTTCAAATTCAGCATCAGTTCCCGCTGCCAGTGCATCAATGTCCTGGCTGAATTGTGTGAACTGTATTTCAACACCGCCAAATGTCTGTTCAATCACCGAACTGACCGATGACACAAGTGCATCTGTGTCTTCCTTCAGATAGTAGTTTTCAGCAACCACTGACTGAATGTTATCAGCAGAAACCTGTATGCTTGCCTGAAGGTTCCGTTCTACATTGATGACCGCATCAGATGCTGTCTGTGCGGTTTTCTCCACCGTCTGAAGAATTACCCCTTGACCACTGGAAATGCCCTTCACAGCTTCAGAAAAGGCCGGGACAGTCTTTCCAAGCGTCAACTGACTTGCAGCAGGTTCAAGCAGTTTGATTGACAGTTTGCTGACCAAAAAGCGCTGATTCAGTCCATGCGGATTGCTTTTCACATTGACCTGTGTGCCAAGGTGGAATGCTGTGATGTCCTTGTCCACTGTTGCCAGGTCAGCCGCTGTCAGTTCAATGGTTTCCCACAGGTTGACAGAATCGGCAAGGTGTGCTTCACCCTTCAGCTTCAGTTCTGCTGCATCAGTGATGTCATCAAAAATGACCGATTTGACAATAGTTCCAAACTGTGCTATGGCATCGGAATCCTGAAGGAAGTCAGCACCACCGTTGACAGATTCAATGGTCAGCCTTTTGCCTGTGTCATTTCCTTCTTCATCTTTTGTCATGGCTCCCAAAGGAATGATGACAGTGGCAATGTCAGCGCCCTTCCTGATGCGCTTCAGATCCAACAGATTCTTTCCAAACTGAATGGTTTGTGGTGCCAGAAGATTGATTTCCGAAAGGTAATCAATATAGGTGACACCGCCTTCTGTCCTGGTCATCAGATACCCGCCAAAAGGCTCTAAAAGCTGTTTTTCAACGGTTTCTTTTGTGGTGGTGTATTCTTCCGCATCATAGGAAATACTGCCTTCCACGGTCACATTTCCGGCCTGAAAATGCTTGCTTTCATCAACCTGTGCATTGTGCAGTGTCAGCACATAGGCAAGGAATTCAGCAGGTGTTCCAGTGAAGGAAAAAGGCCGCAAAATGCTGTCAAGCAGAAAGGCCAGTTCACCTTCACAGATGATTGCTTTCTGATTGTGCCATCCAACTTCTTCATCAAGAACCCTTCCCCGGAACATCAGATAATCATCCTGGAAGACAGTGATGATGGACTTCATTTTCTTGACCATGTTGAAATATGGATGGTCAGGATAGATGCTGAAGTCAAAGCTGCCTGTCTTGTTCAGTTCCAATTCAACAGAAGGATTGATGATTTTCAGGTTTTCAAGCTTGCTGTGATACAGCAGATAATTGTCACAATATACCCTATACATCACAAACTTCCTTCCTGATATGTGAAGGTGATTGTGCCACTGCCAGTGACAGTGACAATGTTTTCACCTTCAACCAATTCCAGTTCCGGCAAGGTATATGAACCGCTGCCCAAATCCCAAATGTTGCTTTCCTGGAAGACTATGTTCATGCTGCTGTCTGTTGTGATGTTTATTTCAGGCACAGCCCTTTTTCTGCTGTTGGGAAGGGAAACCAGGTAAGGTTCAGTTTGTTCCCCAATCAGTTCAACTTTGACAACCGTTTTTTTGATTTTGTACTTGTATGGCTCACAGTCGCATTCTATGCTGACCAGGCCAATGTTTCTGTCCGTTGTGAAGGGCAGAACAGAAACCCTTCCCAGGTAATAGAAAAGCGGATCATCATCAAGGACAATCCGCATTTTCTTACCGTGAAGGGCATTTTTTATTCGTGAATACAATGATAGGAATTCGCTTTGTGGCACTGTTGTTGAAAAGTCAAATTTGTGTGTTACATCTTCAAATTTAGGTTCACCAAAATAATCTGTGTAGTCCAATGAACTGTCAGCGCCTTCAATGTCAATCTTCCTGACTTTCACAGCAGGTGAAGCCATTTCTTTGGGCTTCAGTATCAGATGAAAGTCAAGGTAAGAATGAAAGGTGTCAAAGCGGATTCCCTTCATTTATGCACCTTCTTTCACTTTGATGTAAGTGTAAGCTTTGTCATGGCTGATTATGGGCAGTGTGCGGGGGTGCAGTCCACGAATATCCGACCCACGGATGTTTGTCCACATATCGTCATGTACAAGCAGGTGAGTATATTTGCCATTTACACTTGCATCAATTTTTCGCAAGGTATAGTTGTCGGCATTGGTCATGTCTGCGTCAACAGAAATTCGTGCGTCATACCAGTCCGAGCTGTCAGACGTAAACAACCTGAATACAAGTTCTCTTGTGTTAGGGTCATAATTAACACAGTCAAAATAATACGGATAGCGAAAGGCTGTCTGAATATCAAGCGCTTTGAGTGTGTTGGTGGATTTATCGTAAAATCTCAAATATGGTGAATATCCAGCAATAGGAACAAGCACATACTTATTCTCGCCATATTTTTCAAAAACGCCATATCCTGACGCCACAGCAGTTGACGCTGAATACAATACTGTTGTGGTTCCAGGTTCATAAAGCTTGGAATTTGACTCACCGCCGAGACAAAACAACCCATCAGCCGCATATATTCCGCAGTCCGTAGCATCAACCGCATTCAAATATGCAAAGTTTGCATCATAGGTGTGCATGTAATTAGCCTGATAACCGCTCCACTGACAGGCCACACGATATGCAGCGCCATCCCACACAAAGCCCATGTCACCATATGAGGATCCCCAAGTGGGTGATTTCTCCGGGGCATGTCTTGCTGCTTCCGTCCATGTTTCCAAATCGGATGAAGTATAGAAGATAAGATAACTGCCATGTATTGTGCAGCACACATATTTTGAACCATTCCACGTGATGCCAATAATGCTGTCGGCGGTCAAGCCGTTGCCGGTCTTCGATACAACTTTCAGAAGACCAGTAAGCGGGTTAAACACTGCGGCCTTCTGACTTGACGCTTCATAATAATTGATGCTCCAAGCGCCGTTTTTCATTTGGTAAATGTCCGAACTTACGTTCACGCCCGGTATTGCCGCTGTTCTGTCTGCAAGTCCGGGGTCAAGCATGTCATACAGTTCCAGTTCTGTGTTGCCGTTATCACGATAAACTATACCACCATTGCACAGCGCCCATTTGTTGTTCAGATTAGTTCTGAGGGTGGTCAGGGTGTCACCAATGGCATACATATAAGGTGCAACATTTGTCACATTGTCAATGTCTGTGATGTCATGTCTGTGTTTTGCCTTTGCAAAGAATTCTTTGACCTTGCTCCACAGAATTTTTCTGTGTCCTTTCACGGAAGCATCATAGAAGGGGATGTGGTCAGCATCTGCAATGGCGTTTTCTTCAGCCAGAAGGTCAGTGCAGTTCTGCTTGTTATCAAGGCCAAAGCTTTCAGCAGTGAACAGCTTTTCAATGTTTGTAAGGGTCAGACCTTCAATGACAACCCTGAACAGGGGAAGGTCATTCTGTGCATCACCATTCAGAATGTTGCCTGTGGTATATGCGGGATCAGAAGGTGTGGATTCAGTTGCAGTTCCCTTGATAACCACAAGATTTGCTTCTTCCACACCAGTTGCAAGTCCTTTGATATATCTGGCAACAATAAGGTCATGGCGCTTTTTGCCCTGTTCGCCGCTTTCAATTGCAAGTTCTGTATAGGTGTTGGGGTCAAGACGGATGTATCTGCCATGCATGTAAATTTCACCGTCAAGCACCTTCACCTTGTTATTTGTTACAACGGAAGCTGCAAACTGGTTTCCTGTTTTAATAACGCACTGTCTGTTGCCCATAGTAAGCGCATGGAAAGCGCCCTGGTCAGCAGCAGTGACATGTTCGGTTCCTGCGTAACCAGTAACCAAATGAAGATTTGCCATATTTAATCACCAACCTTGTATGAAATAGTTGTATATCCGTTTTTGATGTTGACTATCTTTTTTGTGATAGGCCGCCACACTGAAATTCCAATGATGTGTTCAGAAGCACCAACAATGTCACCAATGTCATATTCACCATCAAGATCCAGGTCAATGTCCACTGAATCACATCCCCAGGCGCTTTTCAGTCTTTCAACGCCACCTGCAACCAGTTCTGCATAATGGTCATACTTCTTTTCAAAGAAGGCATTGGCGGCAAAGGAAGGCTTTGCAATCGCATCTTCAAGGGAATAATAAGCCCCGGAAACCCATGCGGGGGCAACAGTTGCCGTTTGCCCTGTGTAATAGGTATCAGCTTTCCAATCCGGCGCTCTTACCTTGTCCAGTTCACGAACATAACGGTTTTCTTCCCATTCGTCACCTTCTTCAACAGGTACAAAACCACCAGTGTCAGAAAGCTTGTGATATTCTTCCGGGTGCGTATCAAATCGTGATGGCTTCCCTGTCAGGATTCTGTAATCCTTATATCCTTCACCACCAACATGGACATAACTATCACCTTCTTTGCAGTAATAGTTGTAATAGCTTTTTTCCCAATCAGAAGGTTTGGATGTTTGCAGTTTATATTTCAGACCGGGAACACCTTCAACAGCAAGAAAATCACTGCCAGAAGGCTTGAAGTAATTGGCATACTTGGTTTCCCAATCAGAAGGCTGTTCTGTCATAGCAACATGCACCTTGATTGGCGTTCCAACCACACCTTCATATTCGCCTTCATCATTCAGCTTGAAATAAGCTTCATAATTATCAGACCAATCCAAAGGCTGCTTTGCCAATGCCACATAGTTTTCCACGGTCTGCACACTTGGATAGTCATACACTTCAGCCACTTCATCAGCGCCAAACATGACCTGTTTTGAAGTGTCCAGAATGTAATCATCATCAGAAACAGGATAATCATTCTTGGCATAGTCCTGAATGCCGCCAAATTCATCAGCGAAAAGATGAATTACATGACGGTCTTTCATATTGCCACCGCCAAGACAGATCAGATGATTGGTTTGCCTGTAATTCTTCTGCACTTTGAAATCCACCTGGGAAGAATCAAATTCTTCATCCCGGCTGTAATCTCTGAAATACACAGCGGAAAGCACAACCACATCAGTCTTGAATTCAAACTTCAGTTTGCCGCCGTATTCGGCAAGCATTTCCCTGATGCCCTTGTATGCGTCCACATATCTGAAAGCATAATTGCCAATGATGACATCAGAAGCTGCTGCATTCACAGTGAACACATCACCCAGGCCAAGATAACTGATTATCTTTTCAAGAATTCTATTGGCATCACCGTTCACAACATATTTGTCATATCCCTTTTCAGGCTCTATGATTCTTCCGGCAAGGATGCCATGCCAGGTTCTTCCCTTATATGTCACCGTCTGGCTTTCTGTATCAACATGAATGCTGTCTACAATGCCGCCATACTCAGTGCCATCTATATACAGGAAAGAACCTGATTCACAGCAGTGGGAAGAAGCCTGGGTCTGGCATTCAAAGTCATTTTCATCAACCCCAAATGCCAGATCAAATTCATAGTCATGAAGGACACCAACATCTTCTTTATTCGGTTTGGTATAAATCAAGTCCATAGCGGTTCAGACCTTTCTTCCAGAAGCGTGATGTCAACGCCAAAGCCACCATCCCAAATGACAGTACACATTCCAGGTGGTATCTTTTCAAATACATAACTTTCCCTGTCACGCTTGCTGAACATGTTGGTGGTGGTGCCATCAATCGCAGTTTTGTATATTGTTTTGGTCACAGAATCAATGGTCAGATATTCATTGCTGTCCAGTGTGCAGTTCACCTGGTATTTATGACCTGCCACATAAATTGCCGGGTTTTCACACCCGCCATATATAATCATGCGGAAGTTGGTTCCAACAAAGCCAGTATTGTTCAACTGCTGAATTCCGGCACCTGCAAAGAAGTCAAAGGGATAATCATGGGGATAATCCAGTTTCTGACCCCCGCCGTTGCCGCTTTCACCAAGCTTTCTAAGAATGAATGTGGATTCCTTGACCCAATAGGGGAAATCTGATGTCAGTGTCAGCGTCAGTTTCATGTAACGCTTACCACATCGCAGATAATCCGCTTTCTGCGATTTGGTCACATAACACCTGAAATAGAAATCACCGATGACGATTTTTCCATGCTGCAAGGCAAGGACATCTTTTTCAGTGATTTCCATCAGGCGGTTTCTTGCTGCAATGCCTTTTTCTTCAGTGTCACACATGATGATGACAGGCAGCTTTCTTGTGACAATGGATCTGTCCAGGGCGCTGATTCTGCTGCCCCTTTTGGTTGCAGTCCATTCATAATTGTGAATGTCACCGATGTTGACAAAAATGCCATCCTTGCCAAAATCAAACGCTTCATTCATGTGGTTTATATATTTCAGCCGTTCAAGCATTTTAGTTCACCGCCTTCACAAGTCTTCCGAATTCACGGTTGTTCAGTTTCATAACAGTGTCCTGACTGTTGCCTTCCTGAATGGCATCAAGAATATTGGTCAGGATGGTTGCAATTTCATAGTTTGCAACAGTTCCGTTTCGGAGCATACTGGCATCATTTGCGGGAAGAACCATTTCACCCTTGTGAAGTTCTGCAATATAGCCATCAAAAGGAACATAATCAAGGCCGGAAGCATGGGAACCCATGACCATTCCACCTGAAATGCCCAAATTGATACCCTGTGCCAATCCGTCAGCTACCAAGGGATGTTCAGCGGCAAAATTGCCCCACGCATTGGCAAAACCTTCTGCAATTCCCGCCACAATGCTTGCACCAACTTCAAGCCAGTTGGTTGATAGGATGCCTTCAACCACAGCAGAAGCCAGTCCCGCTGCCGATTCTGCAAGAACACCCACACTGTTCAGCAAACCTTCTGCCATAGCACCAACCAATTCAACCGCTGCTTCAATCAGCTTGGACAAATTGCCGGGTTCAAGCAGAAAACTAACAAGGCCAATTATTAGTTCAGCCGCCGCACCTGCCAGTTCAGGCAAAAATGCGACAAGACCTTCTGCCACCGCCAAAATGATTTCCAAAGCAGCATCAAGAAGACTGCTAAGTGTGTCAGGCTCTGTCAGTGTCTGAACAATCTGATTGACTATACCGATTGCGGATTCCACCAATTTGGGCAAGGAATCAACAATGCCACTGGCAACCGCCAAAATAATTACCAATGCAGATTGCAGAAGTGAAGCAATAGAATCAGGATTGGTAAGTGTTTCAACGATTTGGAAAATCATGCCCTGGGCAGCAGAAACAATTTCAGGGGCATTGGCTGCTATTCCAGAAACCAAAGACACAACCAGTTCAAATCCAAGTGAAAAGATTTGGGGCAACATACTGACTATTGCAGAACCAAGTATTCCACAGACTTCCAGAACCGTGCTGATAAGCATTTCACTGTTGCCCTGAATTCCGTCTACAAGACTTTGGACAATCAAAACCGCTGAATTCGCCAGTTCAGGAAGAAAATTTTCAATCAATTCAGGTATCATTGCCATAATGACTGGAACAAGTTCCTGAATCAGTTGTGCAGCGCCCATCAGGGCAATTTCAATCCTGGGAAGGATATTGTCAGCGGCATAACCAACGCTTGTGACAAAGTTGCTTATCAGTGATTCAAAATCAGCTTCATCCCTTGCCATACCAACAATCAGGTTTTTCCAAGATGCCTTTACCATGCTTAGTGAACCCTGAATGGTTCCCGCTGCTTCTTTTGCCGCATATCCAGACAGGCCTTGCATTTCAACATAGTCCAAAAGTGCAGACTGACAATCTGCCAAATTATCAATCGTATATTCAGTTGCTTCACCATTCGCTGTATTCCATTCGTTCACCTTGTCAATGACTTCCTGGAAACCTTCTTTGGTTGGTGTGATACCAAGCTGCAAGTTGTCCAACATTGTGTAGTTGGATTTCATGATGCCGTTGAATGCATTCTGCACAGCTTCCTGTGAATTACCAGTGGCAGCAACAATGTCTGCTTCAGCCGTTATGATCCTGTCTGCAAGTTCAGCAGCGGCCTGTGCATTACCGTCCATAGCTGTCTTCAGTCCAGTGGCAAAACCGTTTACCTGTTGCAGATAATCATTCTGGCTCATTTGCACTGTGCTATATGCATTTGCCGCTTTGTCAGCTATAAAGTCATAAGCTTCACCAAAAAGCAACTGTGAACCACCAACAAGCTGTTCATATTCCGCATAACCTTCAACGGATGATTTGACAAGCGCACCAACAGCAGTGGCACCCGCTGCAAGGCCTGTGGCAATGAGTTTTCCGGCTGCAAGTGCCGCTGAACCCATTTTGCTGAATGCAGAACCTATCTTTGACGCAGCGTCATCTGCATGGCTTGTGGTGTCCTTCATGCCTTTGATTGCGTCTGCATTTTCAAGCGCAATCGTGCCGAATATCTTAAACAATTCCAATGGTCTATCACCCCTTTCAGGTGAATAATAAAAAAAGGAAGGCAGCGGCCTTCCTTCATCTTGTATTGCCACGCATTGCATGGCTCATTCTGTCTGACAGTCTGCTGTCAATGGCGGGAACAAGTTCACCAACCATCACACCGCTGTCAAGGCAGATTTTTAGTTTTGTAAGTTCCTGAATCAGACTGGCAATCTGATTCAACTGCATAAGAACTTGTGAACTGGTTCCATCTTGGAACCTATTGGATTGCAGTTCATCCAGATCCCTTGCCACTTTGGACAACCATGCCCTGTTATGTTCAAGGGGAACAACAGCTTCAGCGCCGCTGCCTTCCAGAAGACCAACCTGCCCTTTTTCAAGAACACCGCCCTTGGCAAGCCTGGGCAGTGATATTTTGGGGACAGTTCCAACGCTGATGCCGGGAAGTTTATTGGCAAGCCTGATGGCGCTGTTTATCAGGCCAATGCCCTTGTTTATTGTGCTTTGTACCGTGGAAATGACCTTGTTCAAGCCAGACTTCACGGCATTACCCATTGACTTTCCAATGGATGTGCCTATTGAACTGAATTTGGACTTGATTTTTGTCCACAAACCGCCAAAAAATGAACCCCATCCAGAAAAGACTGATTTGATGGAAGACCAGGCGGCATAGAATTTGCCACGCAGATAGCCTTGGACATTTGAAAATGTGTTTTTGACAGATGACCAAATGCCACGGAAGAAGGATTTGGCACCATTCCAGACAGATTTCACGCCGTTCCAGGCGCTTTTGAATATGCCGCTGAACCAAGATGTCACTGATTTGAAAATGGATTTGATGCCGTTCCAAATGCCCTTAAAAAAGCCAGGTGCAGCATTCCAAATCTTTTTCACAAAGTTCCAAGCATCTTGAAACCACTTCTTAATAAAATTCCAAGCTGCTGATGTAGCTTTTTTGATGGTTTCCCAGGTTTGAATCCAGAATTTGCGGAATCCTTCAACATTGTTCCACAGGTAAATAAACGCCGCCACAAGCCCCACAATTGCCGCTATGACCACACCAACAGGATTGGCATACATTGCAGCACTTAAAGCTAACATTGCCGTTCTGACAACGCCTATTGCACTGGCAGCAGCAGCCATTATCTTTCCCCAATTCAGGATCAGAAGGAAAGTGCCAATGGCTGTTCCGGCTCCGATGATGACACCAACCCAAATGTCAATGGTGGTTTGGTTTTCCTTCACCCACTGGATGATGTCTTTTACCTTCTGGATGAAGTTTTCAAGATGTGGAACAGCAGCTTCAACCATTTGGGCAACCCCTTCTTTGATGGCTGTCAAAATGGGTTCACCAACTCTGCCAAATTCAGCAAAGGCATCTGTCAACCTTTCCTGGGCTTTCTGTGCGTCCATGACATCTTTGTTGGTGGTCTTATACTGTTCTGATGCTTTGGAATATGTGCTGTTTAGTGTGTCCATTATCAGCTTCTGACGCTCCTGTTCATTGGAACAGGCATCAAGCTTTTCCTGGAATTGTTCTTCAGATATACCCGCCCAATTCAAGGCATCTGTCAAGCCGCCTGTCAGAATGCCTGTTTTGGCTGTTTCATTGGCTGCTTCAGTCAAGCCTTCAATGGGAAGGGATTCACCAAATGTGGCATAGACACCTGTACAGATGTCTGTCCAGGTCTGAAGGTCTTTTTCGTTTTTGGTCAGCTTTGCAAGATGCTGTGCAGCTTCAACTGCCTGTCCACTGTCACCAAGAACAGCATTCAGTTCTGAATATGTCTGTTTGGCAGCTTCAGATGAATGCCCATTGGCAACAAAGGCTGTGTCAAGCTTGCCCATTTCGGTTCTGTATTCCCTGGAACCTTCAATGGCAGCTATCCAGGCACCGCCAAGGGCAACACCTGCTGTGGCAATACCCTTGGCAATAGTTCCGGCAACATTGCCGATTTTCTGAAAGGCTTCTGATGTTTTGCTGCTTGCATTTTCAGCTTCAGCACTTGTTTCAGAAAGCGCCCTGTTTGCTTGTTCATTGTCGATTGCTATTGTGCCAAGCAACCTGAATAGTTCCATGGCATCAACCCCTTTCACACAAAAGATGTGAAAGGCCTATCATCCCAAATCAGAACAGGTCATCAATAATTGCCTGGATGCCTTTATCATCCAAGTCATGATCCCTGTTGGTTTTCTTGTCATCACCGATTTTCAGAACACGCTTTTTCCAGTCATTGAAGGATTCTTCAGCGTTGCTGTGAATGAACATCAACCACAGCTTCAAATCATCATCCTTTTCAGCCTGTTCTTTTCTGCGTTCATATTCCGCTTCAAGAACACTTGCAACAAACTCTCCAAACCGCCCACGGTTTATATACATGTTCATCAAGTCCATTGGATTTGAGTATTTTGAATACAACAAATCCATGAACTTGAATTCACCAATCAGAGCAATTTGGAAAGTCCCTTGAAAAAACTTGCATTCTTGGCATTGGTGACAATATCCCAAATCATAGAAGGTGTAGTGCCAAATTCCATTTCAGGGATTTCATCAGCGGGAATGCCGGAAATGTCAGAAAGCAGCGCATATATTTCATCATGAACTTTGTTGATGTTCTTCAGGACAGCAATGACAATCTTGTAAACCACCATGCCACCAACTTCATTGACAGACTTTTCTTTGGTGACAATCTGAACAAAGACTTCAGACAGGTCATCAGGCAGAACAGTTGCAATTATGTCCAGGATGGGGAACAGGTCTTTGTCCTTCAGATTTCGCAGTTCATAAGGCTTTACATCTGCTTCAGTGTTGATTTCAACAATGTTTTCTTTATTGCTCATTGGTGTTTAACATTCCTTTCTTTATTTAGGCTGCAACTTCAGTGGGATCAACAGCAACCCAACCATCAAGCTTGTGAATGAAGATGGCATAGGGAAGCTTGGTGGTGCCATATTCAATGTCAGACTGGCAAGCAAAGGTGCCTTTGAACACAGAATTGGTCTTGTTCTTTGCATCAGTGGTGAAGCCAGAAGTGCAAAGGGCATGCTTGAAAAGAATAATCATGGGTCTTCCATCCATGTACTTTCCATAGAAGCCAAAGCCTTCATAGAAATGACCTGCACCGATGCCGGAAGAAGTGATGACATCATACTTGCCATCAGTAGATGCTGCTACCTTGCCGATGACCATCTTCTGCATCAGTTCAGGGGTCAGTTCGGCAAAGGAAGTTTCCATCTGTGCGACTTCTCCAACCTTGTTCTGAAGTTCCTTGACTGCAACGGTTGCACCGTCAAGTTCAGGTGCAAAGAATTCAGGCGTGATGGTCAGGGTGCCGCCTTCCTGAGTGGCACCAATGATTGCCGCCTTGATTTCTTCAGCAGTGGGTGCAACAACTTCACTGTAATTTACACCCGCAAAATAAACACCCGCACCAAAGGGGATTTTGGCGGGGGTTCCAGTGGTAATGCCGCTGTTAGGCATATCAGTTCACCTTCCATTCTTTAATTGATAGATTTATCTGGATGCTTTTCAGTTCAGCATCCCCTGTGGGAACAATCAGGGCGTGGGAATAGCAAATGACAACCGCTGAACCAATTTCGGTGATGCCAATTCTTCCAGAAACCCTGTTGAATTGTTTTTCAATGCGCTCTTTCGCATTTTCAAGTTCAAGCCATGAACCCCTTGAAAAGCCTGTCAGAAGAAATGTGCTTTCCTGAAGGCCACTTTCATCAAACATTTCCGTTTCAGTGTATTCACCCACAAAATAGGGATAAACAATCACACCTTCTTCATTGCCGGAATATTCGCCAAAGCCATATTCAATGCCAAGGGCATCCATGGTGTCAGATATAATATTCAAAACCTGTTTGGACATGTCAGCCCATCCTTCCCTTCAGGATTTGTTTAGCCCGGTTGATGATTGCATTCTTCTTGGCAATATAGGCATTATGCAGCGCTCTTGTGGGTGTTTTACCATAGGTGTGATGCCACTTGCCATCATCACCTTTGTAATACCAACCGCCTTTTCTGCCGTTGCCTTTCAGTGCATGTTCACCAGTGCCAAATTCTTCCCAAATAGCATTCTGCAAGGGGTTTCCAATGGTGCATTCCTTGGCGCTGTCATCAACAATGTGACCCCATTTTCCCGCTGTTTCACCAGTGCCAACCCTGGTGTTGTTTGCAGCTTGTCTTTCCAAGGTTGCCCCGGCTTCTTCAAGAAAAGCAATCACACCATCATCAAGGGCATTTATCACCTGGGCGCTGAAATCGTGGAATTCCACATGTGCCATGATTACTGACCCCCTGTGAACTTCAGATAGATTTCAAGCTGTGAACCAACACCCATTTCCATGGGATTGTCAATCAGCATAATGTCATATCTGTTGCCATTGATGACCATCCGGGAATTTTCAGCCTTGATTCTGGAATCCAGTGGCACATAATCACCAATGAAGATGTGTGTGGATTCCTGAATCTTTGCATGAAAAGTGGTGTGCTTGGAATCACCTGCCTGAAGGTCAAGCCATCCTTTAAGCGTCTGCACATCAGTCCAGGTCTTCACATTCTCACCAATTTCATTCTTGGCTGCTGTGTAGACCTGGATGACAGCTTTGATGTTTCCACCTATGCCCTTCATACTCTGATGCCCCTTCCAAATCTGGCCTTCATATAAGGCTTCAAAAAGCCCATCAGTGCCTTGGGGAATCCCATGGTGGAATTATCCCCATCCATGTTGAAATAGGTCACAGAATGGCGGGAAATCGTTTCAGATGCCACACCAACCTTGTCACGGTTGTCAAGTTCCCATTTCAGCAGATTGGCAACACCAATCTTGACATCAGCGGGATATTTGACTTTGGTGATGACCACGCCGGATTCATCATATAGGTCTTCATGGACAGTGACAGTGTTGCCTTCAACACTTGCCACAGTGACAAGCATATCTGGCATGAAGTCAGAATCAGTAATTTGCAAAGTGTCACCAACACGGAAGGGCATCATGCCATTACACAGCAGGTCATGTTCAGGCATTGCCACAGCAACCGCCCGGAATGCTCTTACCTGGAAATTATTATTTGTGTGCGCTCTTATAAGAAGTTCAAGTGCCTGAAGCTTGGCTTCAAGCACCTGATCTTCTTCATCCGTTTCAATGAACCGCCGAAGTTCGGCAATGGTCATAATCATTCGGATTCAACCGCCTTTCTTTTAGGCCTTGGTCTTCAGAATAACAACCTTTGCTTCATTGGTAAGTGCAGGCATACCAAAAGCAGTGCAGACAATCTTGTCACCAACACCAACTTCACGGTCATGTTCAACCAGGTTGCCACGCTTCAGGAAGTAGGTGATGGCAGGAAGGTCATCTTCAGTTTCAGCATCGTTGTTCAGCTTGATAATGGGATTGTAGTAAACGCCATCTTCAAGCTTGACCTTGTTGGAAACAACAACATCAACACCTGCGATTCGACCAATAGCACCATTGGTCAGAAGTTCAGAACCAAGCTTGTCAGCAGCAAGGAAGTCTGCATCCTTGCGAAGCTGGGTCTTCTGCTTGCTGTGGATCAGAATGACCTTTCTGCTTTCTTCTTCCTCACCGAACATATCCACACCATCAACAATGGCAGAATACTTGATGACAGCAGTGCTTGCATCAAAAACATTCTGAGATTCATACAGAACAGCAACACGGTCATTGTCAAGCTTTTCAGAAATGGACATTGCAATCTGATTGGTTGCAGTTCCCATGGGATTTCCATAGCCGGAAAGCTGTGCTTCATCGGTCAGCATAACGCCCTTACCGATTTTCTTAATGCCGTATGCAGCAGTGGTGTATGCCATCTTGGTGGTGTCAATAGCCTGACCTTCAACCAGGTCAACAGCTTCACCGATATAGCCCCATCTGGGAACAGTTACAGTGGAACCGGGGGTTCCCTGAAGGGTGTTGTCAACCTTGATATAGCCGGACATAACAGCCTTCTTTGCAACTTTTGCGTTAATCATGTCACTGACCACTTCAGGGTCAAAAACGTCACCGTTTACAAGGGTGGTAATGTTGGTAAGATCTGCCATAATTCAATCATCCTTTCATCATCTGGCTATACTGTTCAGGATTGCTCTGCTTGAATGCAACCCTTGCGTTATAGCCCATTTTGTTAAATTCTTCTTTGGTAATAGAGTTATCAGTGGGTTCATTGTCAGGAAGTCTGCGTTCTTCATACTTCCTTGCACCTGCACTTTCAAACTGCGTGGGGAACTGAGTTTTCAGGGCGGCAAGTTTGTCATCCCAACCCTTTATTTTGCCGTTTTCATCAAGGGCAAGTTCACCTTTTTCCTTCAGCTTGAAGGTAAGATAATCAACATCAAGTGCCTTGGAAGAAAGCAGTTCAACCTTTATTGCGGATTCAAGCTTGGTCTGTTCCAGTTCTGCCTGAAGCTGTGCCACCTGGCCTTCATAGTCGGTGATTTTCTGCTGAAGTCCCTCGTTGCCTTTGTTGGACTTTTTCAGTTCCTCTATCAAGGCTGTTGCTTCTCCAAGCTGCTTGGTCACACCTTCATGATCCGTTTTCAGCTTGCCATATCGCACATCAAGATTTTCTTCACTTGCAGTGAATATCTTGTTTGCCTTCATTTCTTCCTGTACGGCCTTGATGATGTTGTCATCAATTCCCTTTGCCTTCAAAAGTTCTGCCAGTGTCATTGCGTTTTTCCTTCCTTTCTATACGCTTTTTACATGGTTGCATCATGTTAGAAATAGGTGTTTTACATCACCCCTGATGGAATATAAAAAACGCCACCCAAATGGATGGCGTTTCTATCAAATTGTGCTGTGGTTTATCTTAGGTATTTCTTGGAACAGTAACCAACCGTTCCATCCTTTGCTTGGACATAAAGCCAGACGGTATCAAGCTTTTTGTTGTAATAGCCATAGCAAATGACCCTTTCACCATTCTTCAGCACCTTCAGAACAGGCTTTGTGGTGTCTGCTCCGCTTCTCATATTCAGTGAAGAAGCAGTGACATAATAGGTTTTTGCATAGACTTTATCAAATTTGTATGCAGGTTCAATCTTCACATTGGACTTGTCCTCTTTGACAGCTTCAACCGCTTTTTCCGTATAGCGCAGAACATGTGTCCAAGGATAATTCCTATATTTGCGCTTCAGGAATTCACGGCCTGTCTGATCTCCGGCCTTGCCACCTGTGGCAGTGCCTTTTTCATTGATGGAAGCTTCCACTTCATATCCATTGCCACAATACATGGCAGTGTGTTTCTTCTGATTCAGAAGCACATCACCACGCTTCAGGCCGCTGCCAGTGGAAAGGTTGATGCTTGAAGTGACATCTTTGAAACCACATTTCTTGAATACAGAAAGCATGTTACCTGTGTAGGTTGCCCCCTTGGTTTTCACCGGGACACCTGCATTTTCCCATGCCTGGATGACAGCAGCACTGCAATCAAAGTCACCTTTTTCACCCCATCTGTATATCTGATCATATCCATGGGAATTGTCTGCTGCCCATTCTTCCATCTGTTTTATGGCTTTTTCAATCATTGGCTCCACCAACCTTATCAACCGCTTCCTGCACCTTCTGTGACTGCGTACCGAAATAGAAAGCAATCACAACTGCATAAACGGTCATAAAGTCCTGACTGATGCTGCCTATCACTGCCATGTAAGCAAACACAGCAGTCAACACAAGCGTAACAATGCTTTTCACGGACATGAGATTTGCAAATCTCTTTTTGAACTGTTCCATGAAGTTCATCCTTTCTTTAATGGTTGTTGTTATTTGTTCCGATGCCCAGAACAGATGCAATAATCTGATTGGGATCTGCTCTTTCACGCATGTCTTCAGGAATATCTTTCAACATAGTGATGGGCAGCTTTACAAGGTTTTCTGATTTGCTTTTCCAGTAATAAGCACCGCTTGAAATAGCAATCTGTGCAATCCAAGCGGCAATGACTATTGCCCAACTTGAAGCGTCAATCCCCGGCATAAAATACGCAATTACCAGGAAAAACAGAATGGCATAGTCTGCAATCAGAAGTTTCTTGCTGAACTCTTTGCACTTTCTCATTGGAATCACCCCCTTTTGGGCATGAAAAAAGCACCATGCAATTATGCACAGTGCTTGTTTATTCTTCTATTACTTCAAACTGTTCAGGTGGGAAAAGATAGTCTTCATCAAGTTCAGTCATGATTCTGAACCATCCCTTTTCAACAGATATGACATCGTAAATCTTGCCTTTTTCAAGGGCAAGCGTTTTGACTTTTCCAAGAAACTTTACTTTCATTCGTCTAACCACCTTTTAACAAAGAAGTCATGCTTGCCAATGCCTTCACACTGCGACCAGTGGACTTCTGCCCTTCTGTCACCGTCTGATGTTGAAAGCCATCCTTTGCCCTTGACATGTTGCCAGTCTTCAACCCTTCCACCGTATTCATCCGCATATTTATATGCGTTTCTATACGGCACCTTGGAACCCTTACCTGCGAAAACTTCAACATTCTGCAACCTTGTTCCTTCAACAAAGTGGAACATTTCACCTGTTGCAAGATCCAT